CCCTATGTGAAATCACCTCGTTGAAGATAACCTCAAACTCCTTCTCTCCTTCTTGCTTCATCGTCTATCCCTCCAGACGCTTAATCTCCGCGTCGATGTAGAATTTAATTTTCTTCGCATCTCGTAGCTCATTGCTATGTGAAGACTGACCATACCTATAGCACGATCTGAATATCTCACCTATCTGTGCGTTCATGTTTTTAAACGAGATAAGATCCTGTAGCTCTTTCGCCTTTGTGGGTAACACGTAATAACTTGCTGTGCTACCGTCCGACGTTGCACCTACCGCTACGTTATCGTTTCCTGTTGTAGCGTTGTTACCAGCTTCCATACCTATGGCTACCTTTTTGCCATTTACGGTGATGTATCCAAAATCATCAATGGGTTGTTTGCGAGGCCGACCTCGTTTCTTCTTCTCCGTCATCCTTTATCCTTATTTCTATGCGGTTAAGTGGAACGGCTTTGAGGTTATATACCCCTTCGGTAAAGCCGTAGTTCAAAATGAAATGTTCTGCGAAATACCTACTTGGGAACGGCCCAAACGTGCAGCGCGACTCATCGCCAGCGTGTGTGCACCACACAACGTATTCTAGTTCTTCTTCGTCGC